CCCCGACCGAGCCGACCCCCGAGCCCGAGCCCGACGACGGTGGGAACGACGACGGCGACGAGTAGATTCGCTGCCTTCACGCGCGAAGAGCTGGCGCAGATCCACTTCGCGCTGAGGATGAGCGCGAAGCTCGAGTCGAGCGAGGAGGCCGAGCGGCTCGCCGACGAGGCGTGGTCGCTCATCGTCGACCCCAGCCGCACCCGGCCCGGTTTTTTTGACGGGGCCCCTTCGTGACTCCGCGCCACTGCCGAAAATCTCCCCGCGGCGGCGAGTCCGGGTGACTCGGCTGCTGACAGCAAGGGATCGGGCGATCGAGGCCCGATACGGCACGAGCCACAAGAAGACGCGGCAGGAGCTCGAGCCGCTGGTGCTCGGCGGCGGCGTCCGCTGCTGGCGCTGCGGCGAGCCGATCAGGCCGGGCGAGCCGTGGGATCTCGGTCACGTCGACGGCGACCCGTCCCGGTACGCGGGGCCGGAGCATCGGGCGTGTAACCGCGCGACGACAGGCAGGTTGCCGGCGGGGTGGCAGCCGGCGGAGGAGGAGCCGGAGCGGGAAGGCCTCGCCGCCTCCGATCAGCGTTTCCGGGTGCCGTGGCTGAAGGGGCTGCGCCGGGTGCCGCGCGACGCGACCTGGCCGCGGCTGATGACGGTGCCGCACCCCGCCGCGGTCGGGTCCTACGGCAAGGAGTTCTGCAGGTGGGCGGAGCGCCGCTCGGGCCGGCCGCTTCGCTGGTGGCAGCAGCTGTCGGCGGCCCGGATGCTCGAGCACGACGACCAGGGCCTGCTGGTCTGGGACGCGGTGCTGCTGAGCCTTGCGCGGCAGCTCGGGAAGTCGTGGCTGCTCAGGGAGCTGTGTCTGTGGAGGATCGAGCAGGGCGACCGGTTCGGTGAGGAGCAGAACGTGCTGCACACCGGCAAGGACCTCGCGGTCTGCATCGAGGTACAGCGCTCCGCCCGGATCTGGGCGAAGCCGCAGCCGGGCCTGTACCTCGTCAGGGAGGCGAACGGGCAGGAGCGGATCGAGTACCTCGGCGAGCCGGGCGGCCGCTGGCTCGTGAAGGCGAAGGACGCCCCGTACGGGTTCAGCGTCTCGAAGGCGGTCGTCGATGAGGCCTGGAACGTCGAGCCCCGCCACATCGAAGAAGGGGTGGCGCCGACGATGGTCGAACGGGTCTCGCCGCAGCTGCTGCTGGTGTCGACCGCGCACCGGCTCGCGACGACGCTGATGCTCACGAGGCGTAGGGCCGCGCTCGAGCAGCTCGAGACCGGCGCCGGCGACCTGCTGATCGAGTGGTCGGCACCGCGGGGCGCCCCCGTCGACGACCTGCGGTCGTGGCGGCTTGCCTCGCCGCACTGGACGCCGCACCGGGAGAAGCTGATCGGCCGCCGCCTCGAGGCGATGTACGCCGGCGAGACCCAGGACGTCACCGAGACCGACCCGGCCGAGAGCTTCCGGGCGCAGTGGCTGAACCAGTGGCCGCGCGGGCTGACGGTGCTGGAGGGGCAGGAGCTGCTCGCGCCGGGCGACTGGGCCAGGCTCGCCGCCGCCGGCCTGCAGTCGAGCTCGCCGCTGTTCGTCGCGATCGAGGACAACTACGGCAACGGCGCCGCCGTCGCCGCCGCCGCGCTGCTCGACGACGGCCGGATCGAGGTCGACGGGTGGGTCCGCGACGACTGGGACAGCGCGGTCGAGGACGTCCGCCTGCTCGGCACCGTCCGCCGGATCCGGCACCTGCAGGTCGGCGCGTCGATGCTGAACCGGATGCCGCCCGGCACCGTTCCGACGCCGCGCACCGCGGGCGGCTCGGAGACCCGGCCCGGGCTCGCGCTGATCCGCGACCTCGTCGCCGGCGGCCAGATCGCCCACGACACCTCGACCGCGGTGCTCGACCAGGCGGTCGGGCAGGCGCGTGTGAAGGAGGGCACGAACGGGCTGATCCTGTTGAACCATGGCCCCACCCACCTCGTCCGCGCGCTCGCATGGGCCGTGTCGGCGGCGCACAAGCCCGCGCCGGAGCCGGTGATCAGCTGATGGGCCTGTTCGCGCGCGCGATCCAGCCGCCCGACCCGATCCCGACCGACTCGCCCGGCGACCCGACAGGGGTCGTCGTGGAGGAGGCGGGGCCGTTCGTGCCGCTGCCGCCGTTCCCGCCGCCGGCGCCGTGGGCGGGCTGGCCCGCCGACTGGGGCACCGCCTGGAGCAACGGCCAGCTGAACGTCTTGGCGGACACCGCCTGGCTGTGCATCGACCTCAACAGCTCGACGCTCGCGGACATGCCGCCCTACCTGAAGAACGCCGCGCCCTCTCTCAGCGCGGACTGGCTGATCAACCCCGACCCCGACGTGTACGCCTCCTGGCACGACTTCATCAAGCAGGCGTTCTGGGACTACCAGGCGGTCGGGGAGGCGTTCGTGCTCGCGACCGCGTGGTATGCGACCGGCTGGCCGGCCAGGTTCCATGTCGCGCCGCCGTGGACGGTGCAGATCGAGCTCGACCAGGGCGTGCGCCGCTACACGATCGGCGACCTCGACGTGACCGACCGGATCCTGCACGTCCGCTACTCCGGCGGCGTCGATGTCGCGCACGGCGTCGGCCCGCTCGAGGCCGGGCAGGCCCGCATGGTCGCGGCGCAGGTGCTGACCCAGTACGGCACCAAGCTCGCCGCCGGCGGCGGGATCCCGCCCGGCACGCTCGAGCACCCGGAGGAGCTCTCGGCCGAGCAGTCGGCGCTGCTGAAGGCGCAGTGGGTGCAGGCGCGCGTGTCGGCGATCGGGGAGCCCGCCGTGCTGTCGGGCGGGATCACCTGGAAGCCGGCAGCCGTGAACCCGAAGGACATGGCGCTCGTCGAACTGCTCCAGTTCAACGAGGCCAGGATCGCGACGCTGCTTGGGGTGCCGCCGTTCCTCGTCGGGCTCCCGTCCGGCGGCGACTCGATGACGTACTCCAACTCGACGGCGCTATTCGACTTCCACTGGCGCGCCGGGCTGAAACCGAAGGCCGGCGCGATGATGGCCGCCCTCTCCGGCTGGGCGCTCCCGCGCGGAACCACCGTCGAGCTGAACCGCGACGCGTACGTCCAGCCCGGCCCGCTCGAGCGCGCGCAGACCGCGCAGATCCTCGCCGGGATCGTCGACCCGGCTACCGGGCAGCAGGCGCTCTCGGTGGACGAGATTCGGGCGGCGGAACGGCTCGACAACTCGACACCAGGAGTGCTCGCATGAACGAGATGCCGGAGCTCGAGCACCGCAGCTCGCGGATCGCGGAGATCAGCTTTCCGAAACGCACGATCGAGCTGATCGTGATGCCGTACGAAACCGCCGCGACCGTCGGCTACCACGGCCGGATGATCGAGGAGATCGTGACGAGGGGCGCCTATGACGGCGTCGAGAAACGCACCAGTCAGATCTCGGTCAACCGCGGCCACGACATCGAGAAACCCGTCGGCCGGACGGTCGCGTTACACCCGTCCAGAACGGAAGGTCTCGTCGCAGAGGTGAAGATCTCGAAGACAGACCTCGGCGAGGAAACGCTCGTGCTCGCCGACGACGGCATCCTCAGCGCGTCCGCGGGATTCCGCCTGCTGCTCGACAACACGACGGGCCGGGTCAAACGGAACGCCGAGGTGTGGGAGACCCGCTCCCGGCGGCGGCTGAACTATCTCCACCTCGACCATATCGCGATGACACCCGTCCCGGCCTACGAGAGCGCACGGGTGCTCGCCGTCCGGAATGTCGACCGGGATCCGGTTCCAGCGGGCACGCCGAACCTCGACGAGCTGCGGCTTCTCGAGCTCGAGCGCATGGCGTCCGACCTGGACGCGAGGTATGGTCTGAGCCGCTAGTCCGCTGACCTCCAGCCACCAGAGACCAAACCGCAGGGCGGGGCGGCTGTAGACGGGGAAGGCGCTCGAGCAAGGGATCCCATCCCTGTTCGCGCTACCCAGGAGGTCAGTTCCAGTGAGAGCCACAGACCAGATGCTCGCCCGCTACTCGGCGGAGCTCGAGGAGCGGCAGCAATTCATGGACGGCATCGTCGATGCCGCGGAGAAGGCCGGCCGCGACCTCGACGAGAAGGAGATGGAGCTCGTCACCCGCGCGCGTGAGCGGATCGGCGAGGTGCACGCGCTGATCAAGCCGCTGAAGGAGGCCGGCGAGCTCGCCGCTCAGTCGGCCGAGACGCGCGCGCAGATCGCGACGCTCGTCACCGGCGCGCCGCGGCCGCAGCCGGTCGAGTACCGCTCCGCCGGCGCGTTCGTGCTCGACTTCTGGCAGGCCGGGCTCGGGATCGAGACCGCCGTCGCCCGGATCGAGACGTTCAAGCGCGCCGCGGCGCACCAGACCACCGCCGACAACCCGGGGCTGATCCCGGAGCCGATCCTCGGGCCGGTGCTGAACTTCATCGACGCCGCGAGGCCGCTCGTGTCCGCGCTCGGCCCGCGGCAGCTGCCGTCCGGGCAGTGGTCGCGGCCGAAGGTCACGCAGCACACCCAGGTCGGCCAGCAGTCCGGGGAGAAGACCGAGCTCGTCAGCCGCAAGATGGTGATCGGCAACATCCCGGTGATCGCGAAGACGTTCGGCGGCTACGTGAACGTGTCCCGCCAGAACGTCGACTGGTCGCAGCCGCAGGTGATGGACATCGTGATCGGCGACCTCGCCGCGCAGTACGCGCTCGAGACCGAGGCGGAGGCCGGCGCCGACTTCTCCGCGGCCGCCACGGCCGCGACGGTGAACCTTCCCACCGGTGCGACCACCTCCGACGAGGTCGCCGCCGCGTTCTGGTCGGCGGTCGGGCAGGTGTACGCCGGCACGAAGGGGCAGGGCCGCGTGATCGCCGCGGCGTCGCCGCAGATGCTCGGGCTGCTCGGCCCGCTGTTCGCGCCGATCAACCCTGTCGACGCGCAGTCGGCCGGCATGTCGGCCGTGAACTTCGGGCAGGGCGCCGCCGGGACGATCTCCGGTGTGCCCGTCTACATCACGGCCGGCCTGCCTGACAACGAGATCCTGGTGCTGTCGACCGCCGCCGCCGAGGTCTACGAAGACCGCATCGGCGCGCTCCAGGTCGTCGAGCCGTCCGTGCTCGGCATCCAGGTCGCCTACGGCGGCTACTTCTCCGAGATCGCGGTCGAGCCGCTCGGGATCATCAAGATCACGAAGACCCCATGATGGGTGAGCTGCTCGACAACCCGAACCAGCAGGTCGTGAGGCCTGACGGGTCCGGCCCCGCGGACGAGGGCACCGGGGCCGGCAAGCCGAAGAAGGCCAAGAAGGACGACGCGAAGGCCACGAGCCCGCCGGCCGACACCCCGGAGGAGCCCAGCTAGTGGCCTACGCGGACGTCGCGGAGCTGCAGCGCCTCCTGCGCCTTCAGTCGCCGACGGCGGCGCAGCAGGAGGCGATGCAGCGGGTGCTGGACGCGGCGGCGGAGGAGATCGACTGGGAGCTCGGCTACGACGCCGTCGAGAGCCCGGCGCCGGATCCTCCGCCGCCGCTCGTCGTCGAGGTCAACCTCGAGCGCGCGGTCGAGCACTGGCAGCAGGGCCAGTCGCCGTTCGGGATCATCGGCCTCGGCGCCGAGAGCGTGCCGGTCGTCGCCGCGCGTGACTCGTGGTATCGGCATGCCAGAAAGCTCGCCCCGCTCAAGACCGCCTACGGGGTCGCGTGACGCTCGCCGAGGCACAGGCCGGCCTGGCCGCCGCGCTCGGCCCGCTCGTCGACCAGGTCGACGACCTGCAGGTCTACGGCTACCTGAACGCGAACCCGACCCCGCCGTCGCTGGACGTCTATCCGGGCGATCCGTTCCTCGACGTGGCCGGCTTCGGCGTCGGCGAGGTCTGGGCGTTCTACACGATCCGGGCCCGCGTCTCGACGGCCGATCAGGAGGCCGGGCAGCAGCTGCTTTTGCGGCTGCTGGATCCGCAGGACCCGGCGAGCGTGCAGGCCGCGCTCGAGAACGCGAACGCCGGCACGGTCGTCGAGGAGGGCGTGTCCGGGTTCCGCGAGTACCTCGAGGAGACCGCGACGAACGGGCGGCTGCTCGGGTGCGAGTGGCGCGTCCAGGTGGAGGTGACCAGTTGAGCAGGAAGAGCTACGTCGTGTCGGGCCCGGTCGCGTTCCTCGGGTTCCGGCCGGGCGAGAAGTTCGAGGCCGAGCTCGACGAGGGCCTCGAGCGCCGCGCGATCGCGCGCGGCTCGATCAAGCCGGCCAAACCGGCGAAACCGAACGAGCAGGAGGAGGTGGAGGGCGATGCCTAAGCGGGTCGCGCTACACGATTCAGTCGAGGTCGACAGCGTCGACCTGAGCAAGTTCTGCCGCAGCGTCCGCCCCACCAGCGAGCACGCCCAGGAGGACGTCTCGGGGTTCACCGCCTCCGGTGCGAACGAGTACCTCGCCGGCGCGACCACCCAGTCGGTGACGTGCGAGTTCTTCGGGTCGTACGGCGTCGGGGAGGTGCACGCGACGCTGTACCCGATCCACCGTGACCGCGAGGTCGTCCCGTTCGCGTGGCGGCCCGACATGAACAACCCCGCCTCGGCGACGAACCCGGAGTTGCGCGGCAACGTGCAGCTGCTGTCCTACAGCCCGGGTGCGGCGCGCGGCGAGGTCGACACGTTCGAGGCGACGTTCACGACCGGCGACGAGAACGGCCTTCAGTACTTCGACGCGCCGCTCCCGTAAGTCGGATGCCTGCTCGGACGGGTGAGACGCTCGCGCTCAAGGGGATGCAGCAGTTCCTGGCCGCGAATCGGGCCGCGCCCCGCAACGTCCGCAAGGCGACGACCGAGGTGTTCCGCCGGGTCGGCGACTCGGTCAAGGCGGGCGCCGCCGCCCGCATGCTCCCGATCGACGCCCGCTCGGCGGCGGGCTACCGGACGGTCGTGCGGCAGCGCGGGATCACCGTCGAGCAGTCGCTGCGCAAGACGACCGGGAAGCATCCGGAGTTCGGCGCGCTGCAGATGACCCGGGCGCTGCTGCCGTCGCTGGCCGCGAACGAGGAGCAGACCATGCAGGCGCTCGACCGGGCGCTCGACGAGGTCTGCGACATCTACGAACGCATCCCACCAGGCCCGTAGACCGCATGGACTACATCGTCATCGCCGGGGTGAAGCCGTACGACGGCCGCTACGAGTTCGACCCTCACGGCGGCGACTTCACCGTCCGCGAGTGGGGCTGGATCAAACGGCTCGCACATCACTATCCGGCGACGATCCTGGACGGGTTCCGCAACGCCGACGTCGAGCTGCTGACGACGTTCGCGGTGATCGCGCTGCACCGCGCCGGCCGCATCGACGCCTCCGAGGCCCCCGAGATGTTCGAGCGGTTCGCCGACGTCGACTTCGGCTCGACGATCACGTTCGAGTTCGACCCCGACCAGGAGGAGGCCGACGACGCCGATGATGCCGGCGGCTCCCCGCCGGGAAGCTCGAGCTCGAACGGCAGCACTTCTGGAACCGATTCGACAGCCGGTTCGGAGAGCTCGGAGCCCGACCCGAGAGCCTCTGGGATCCCTGCCTCGGCTACTTCGCGATCCGACCCCGAGACGTCGCCGAGATGACGCCGGCGCAGATGCTCGACTGCGCCATCCTCTTCGACGCGATCCACGCCGGAGCCGCTGAGTGAGCCCGAGACGCATCTCGGTCGAGATCGTCGGCGACAGCCGCTCGCTCGAGCGCGCGTTCGCCCGCTCGACGAAGTCGGCGGAGAAGTTCCAGATGTCCGTGACCGGGATGGGCCGCGGCCTCAACCGGATGCTCGGCGTGTTCGGCGTCGGCCTCGGCGCCAGGGCGATCGTCGGCGGGCTCAAGTCGATGACCGACGCCGCCTCGAACCTGAACGAGCAGATCGCGAAGACCGACGTCGTGTTCGGGAGCTCGGCGAGCGACGTCGAGGCGTGGGCGAAGACGACGTCGACCGCGCTCGGCGAATCCGAGGCGCAGGCGCTCACCCTCGCCTCATCGTTCGGGGCGCTGTTCGCGCCGATGGGGCTCGTCGGCGAGCAGGCCGCGAAGCAGTCGGAGAAGCTCACCCAGCTCGGCGCCGACCTCGCCTCGTTCTACAACACCGACGTCCAGGACGCCCTCGACGCGATCCAGTCCGGCCTCGTCGGCCAGGTCCGCCCGCTGCGCCGCTACGGAGTGCTGCTGTCGGCCGCCCGGGTGCAGGCCGAGGCGATGGCCGAGACCGGCAAGAAGAGCGCGAAGCAGCTGACCGAGCAGGACAAGGTGCTCGCCCGCATCAACATCATCTTCCGCGACACGACGAAGGCGCAGGGCGACTTCCAGCGCTCGAGCAACCGGCTCGCCGGCCAGGAGAAGATCCTGACCGCGCAGACCGACGACCTAAAGGGGTCGCTCGGGGAGGCGCTGCTGCCGGCGGTCACCAGGCTCGTGAAGAAGTTCAACGAGTGGCTGGCCGACCCCGAGCACAAGCAGAAGGTGATCGACGACTGGACGACCTCGGTCAACGACCTCGCCGCGGCGGTGATCTTCGCCGCCGACGCGTTCGACAAGCTGAGCACGGCCCGCGACAAGCTGAAGGACTGGCCCGGGAAGGGGCCGTCCGGGATCGACATCGCCAAGTCGATCTTCGACTGGGCGAAGCACCCGAACAGCTTCCTCTTCCCCGGCGGCACCAAGGCCGGGGTGGCGGGGCCGCCCGTGACGCTCCAGGCGATCGCGGCCGCAGCCGCGAACGCCGCAAAGGCGGCGGCTGCCAGTGTCGCGGCCGCCCACAACGCGCCGGCGGGGATCAGCGGCGCCGGCACCGCAGGCACCCGAGCCGTCCCGGTCGGCACCGCGACCGTCACGCAGCGCAACCAGTGGTTCGACACCCGGATCTCCCGGATGATCGACCGCGTCCAGGACATCCCGAGCCTGCGCGGGCAGGTCGCGCGGCTGAAGCAGATCGCGGGGCTGCTGCGGCAGCGGATGGACGTGACGAAGGACATCACCCGCCGGCTCACCTTGGAGGACACCCTCGTCGACGTCCTCCGCCAGATCCGGCAGAACCAGCAGCAGATCGGGAAGGAGGCCGACGCCGCAGCGAAGGCCCGCGCCGCGAACACCTACAAGCTGGCGAAGGTCGTGCTGCCGAACCTGCCCGCGGTCGTGTCCGGGCACGCGTTCATCGCCGCGAACGTCGCCCGGCTGCAGCGGATGCAGTTCCGGCTGCTCGGATTCACCGGCACCGGCGACGAGCGCGCCCCCCGCATCAGGGCGCTCGCCCGCCGCACGAACGCCTTGGCGCGCCGGATCCAGGGCACCCCGCTCGACACGCCCGCGACCCGCATGAAGCTCGGCCGGATCGGCGCCGTGCTCGCCGGCGCGGCCGGGGAGCCGACCGACGAGGTGCTGTTCCGGATCCGGCAGATGCTCGACGACATCTCCTCGGCGATCGGCGACAGCCAGAAGACCGGCACGATCACCGGTTCGGGGTTCGCGCGCTTCTCGCCGAACAAGCTCGCCGCGATGCTCGGCCTCGCCGGCAACCGCCAGGCGGCCGCCACGCTCGCCCAGCTCGGCGCCGGCGGCACGCTGCCCGGCGGCACGGGGCGGCTCGGGGCGGGCCGGATCATCATCGGCACCGCGCACTTCCACGGCGTCCAGAACGTGAGGCAGCTCGAGAACGAGCTCTCCAAGGTCTCGGCCTCGAGGCCGGCGCGGCGCCGCGGGGCGCGCTGATGGCGATCCCCGCGGGCGGGGGCCGCGTGCAGCTCGCGTTCGACGAGACCAGCCCGCTCGTCTGGGCGCCCGCCTGGACGAACCTCGACCAGCATCCGAACCTGATCTCGCAGTTCACGATCGACCGCGGTCGCGCCTACGAGCTCGACCAGACAGACGGCGGCCGCGCCACGATCGACGTCACAGATCCGACCGGGCTGCTCGACCCGACCAACCCGGCCGGCCCGTACTTCGGGAAGATCGAGGCCGGCGTCCAGGTCAGGCTGCAGGCCTGGGACCCGGAGCGGGACGTGTGGGAACCTAGGTTTCGCGGCTGGATCAGCGACATGGACTACGAGTACGACCCGTCGCAGCAGTTCGCCGGCAGGCTGCAGATCGAGGCGACCGACATCTTCGACTGGCTCGGCAACCAGCAGATGCTGCCCGGCAAGTACGGCAACCCGCCGCCGGCCGACAGCGAAGGCCAGATCTACTTCCAGGAGGCCAACGCGGACGAGAGGATCATCCAGACGCTCGGGAACGCCGCCGTCCCGACCGACTTCTACGTCGTGTTCAGCCTGAACGTCACCGTCCCGCCCGGAACGTACTCGCCCGGCGAGTCGCCGCTCGAGGCGATCCAGGACGCCGTCGAGGCCGACCTGCCCGCGGTCGCGAACGCCTACCCCGACCGGTTCGGCCGGCTCGCCGTGCACGGCCGCCAGGCGAAGTTCGACCCCGCCGGCGTCGCCTCCGGCGCCACCCCCGGCGCGTGGGACTGGCACCACTGGCAGGCGGGCGACCTCACCCGCGTCCAGGCCACGCCGGGTGCCGTCGCGCAGCTGCGCCGGTTCCGGTTCCAGCGTGGCTCGTCGAAGGTGATCAACCAGGCGATGGCGACGCCGCAGTGGGTGCTGCAGACGGCGGGGCCGCCGCCGGTGTGGCGCCCCCCGACCGAGGCCGAGATCGCCGCCCAGACCTACGAGGACTTCGCTTCGCAGGACAAGTACGGGGTGCGGCCCTGGTCGGCGCAGAACCTCCAGACCGACCAGTCGCTCGTCGACGGCGCCGGCTCGCTCGTCGAGACGAAACGGTTCGCGCAGTTCCGCGTCGACAACTACGCCGTTGCGCGCGACCGTGTCGCCGGCGTGCAGTTCCGATCGATCCGGCCTGGCCGGGTCGGGTCGCAGATCACCTGGAAGCTGCTGACCCAGATCGACATCGCCGACCAGATCGACCTCAGCGTCGCCCCCTCCGCCGCCGCCGAGGGCGGCGGGTTCCTCGACGAGGCCTACTACGTCGAGGGCATCCACGAGACCGTCGCGCCGCTCAACCCGGACTACGACAACATCACGATCGAGCTCGACCTCTCACCCGCCGCCTACTACGCGAACAACCCGTGGGCCGCGCTGTCGACTACCGGGCCGCCGGCCCCGGTGCTGACGCAGCTCGTGCCGGACTCGTCCGGGACATGGGACGCCGAGGTTCGCCTGCTCGGCTCCAACTTCACACCGGCGTCGGAGGTGGTCGCGAACGACCAGGTCGTGCAGGACACGACGTTCGTGTCGGACAGCGAACTGCGCGTCGTCGTCCCCGGGATCCACCAGGCCGGCAGCTACCAGGTCAAGGTGCGAACAGCCGGCGAGGACTCCAACGAGCTCACGTTCACCGCCCTGTGAAACAGGCGAGGCCGATCCTGCACGGCCGCGACCACGCCCCCGGCGGCGCCGACCCGATCCCCGGCCTCAACGGCGGCGGCGGCGGCGAGCTCGAATGGGAAGACGTCGGCACCCCCGGCACCCCCGCGGTCGACCCGTGGGCCCGCTACGCGATCCTTCAGGGTGCCGGCGCCTCTGGCGGCCCCGGAGGCGCCGGAGTTGCCGTGGTCTGGTCGTCGATCGCCGCGCAGCACTCACCGGAAGGCGCGCTCGTCGACCTCGCCAAGGTCGGGTCGTACCCGGCCGGCTACTGGATCCGCATCCTGCAAGCCGGCGTCTACAGCTTCGAGTTCCGGGTGATCGCGGGAACCGTCGCGACGGGCCCGCCCGAGGTGACCTGGCAGACGAACATCGGCTACACCAGTCACGCTGTGCTCACCGAGTACATGAACGGCGGCGTCCCGGCCGGGCCGTTCTACCCCTACATCCGATACTCGACCCAGGCGAAGGTGACGGCTGTCCCGCAGAACGTCGCGTTCTACACCGGGCTGACGTCGATCCCGTTCACGGTCGGTGACGCCTCCGCGCTCGTCGAGAGGCTCAGCCCCTGATGGCGACAACGACGAAAATCCAGTTCGGCGACGGCCTCGACGTGACCGACGAGGGCGGCGGGGTGATCCGCGTCGACGGGTCGGGCGGCCCCACCGGCCCCACCGGCCCGCCCGGGCCGACCGGGGCGACAGGTGCCACGGGCGCAGCCGGGCCTGCCGGAGCGACAGGGCCGGCCGGGGCTACCGGCCCCACAGGCCCCACAGGCCCGGCAGGCCCGAACGTCGTGAACGACGCGACGCCGACGCCGCTGACGGGGCTGCTGCGCGGCAACGGCACCGACGTCGACGTCGCCACCCCGGCGCAGGTGCTCGCCGCCGCCGGGCTCGGCAAGGCGTGCCGGGTCATCCATAGCGTCGACCAGACGATCGCGCACGCGACGTCGGTCGCGGTCGCGTTCAACACCGAGAGCTACGACACCGACAACATCCACGACCCGGCCGTCAACAACACCCGCCTGACCGCGAAGACCGGCGGCGTGTATCTGATCTCCTGCTCGGTCAGGTGGGCCTCGGCGGCGGGCGGGAACCGCAACCTCGTCATCCGCCTGAACGGCGGCTACGACATCGCGTCCGACCTCGACGACGCCTCCTCGACCCGCGACCAGTCGCTGACGACCCAGTACTTCCTCAACGCGAACGACTACGTCGAGCTGGTCGCGTTCCAGACCTCCGGCGCCGCCCTCAACATTCAGCGGGTCGACTACTGGTCGCCGTCGTTCGCGATGGCCCGCGTCGCATGAAAGGAAAGAGCCGATGGTGATCACGGTCACGGTGCAGCTGCTCGGCGACGACCAGCTCGCCTACGCCCCCGACGCCGCCGCCGCGCAGGTGCTCGCCGCGCTCGGCGCGAACCCGACGAAGGACTCCTGCAACGTGACCGTGAACGGGCCGACGTTCGGGTCGGCCGGCACGCCGCCCCCGGACCCGAACGCCGTGGCGACGGCGTGAGCTGGCCGCCAACCTCGACGCCGCGCGGGCACCCGATGGAGCCCGGCCGGTTCCCGGGCCCGCTGTACCCGCCCGACGCCGCCCCCGGCAAGACCCCGTCGCCGAAGACGCCGTTCGCGCTCGCGGTCAAGCGGGCCTGCGCGCACCTGGGCGCCTGGCCGTGGGAGCCCGACTCCTGGGACGAGGCCTACTCCAACGCGTTCGCCCACGGCGTCGAGGGCAACCCCGCGAAGGCCGGCGTCGCCGGCGTGCAGCGCTGGGCGAAGATCAGCCCAGCCTACGGCTGGACAGGCGAGCCGTTCTTCAACTTCCTCCGCTCGGTGCTGATCCCGCAGGGCCGCACGCACGCCGGCGAGCCCGCCTGGGACTCGGTCTGCCAGAACCTCACCGCGCAGGCCTACGAGCAGGCGCACCCGCCGCCGCCGTCGACGACGCTGCGCGAGCTCGCGCTCGCCGCCGCGATCGCCGAGCTCGGCGTGAAGGAGTCGCCGGCCGGCTCGAACGTCGTCAAGTTCTCGAGCTGGTACGGGCTCACGGGCCCGTGGTGCGCGATGTTCGCGACCTGGTGCTACGAGACGAAGGGCGACTCGCCCAGCTTCGTCCGCGGCTCGCGCTACGCCTACGTGCCCTACATCGTCTCGGACGCCCGCGGCGGCCGCTACGGGCTCTCGGTCGCGAGCTCCCCGATCGCGGGCGACCTCGTCTGCTACGACTGGCAACGGGACGGCGAGTACGACCACGTGGGCCTGTTCGAGGCCTGGACGGGCGGCTCGAGCTTCACCGCGATCGAGGGCAACACGTCGACGTCGAACAACTCCAACGGCGGCGAGGTCATGCGCCGCACCCGCTCGACGGGCGGGCAGGGCACCGTGTTCGTCCGCGTCGCCGAGCCGTGAAGCCTGACCCGCTGTTCCTGATCCTGCTCGCCGCCGTCGCAGTCGCCGGGATCACCGCCGGATGCGTGCTCGCCATCGTCGGCTACTCGTCGGCCGGCGCGTTCGCCGTCGCCTCAGCAAGCGTCGGCGTGCTCGGCACACTCGCGACCGGCCGACGCAAGAACGGGACATGACGATCCCGACCGACGCGATCGCCGGCGTCGTCTCAGCGCTCGTCGTCGCCGTGTTCTGGCTCGCCCGCCAGCTCGCCAAGCTCACTGAGCGCGTCGCCCGGCTCGAAGGCCGGATCAACGGCCGCCGCTAGTCGGAGAAGCAGCCGAGCTCGTCTTGCCGGTCGTACGCCGCCTGCGCGTAATCCGTCGCGATCATGGCGCGGTCGAAATCGCCGGCCTTGTTCAACCGGTCGTGGTTGCTCATCGCGACGTCGAATTCGTGCTGCACCATGGCGCAGTCGGTCTCGGCGGCGATCCGCGCGTACACCAGCGCCGACCCTCTCGGCGAGGACGCCGCCGTGGTGGTTATCGCGGCTGGGCTGCTCGAGCTCCTGGTCGAGGAGTAGGCGATACCGCCGGCGAGGACCGCGACGAGCGCGATCGTCGCGACGACCCGTGCTGTCTGTCTGGACACGGCCGGGATGGTGCCGGTCGCGGCGGGTGGAGAGCCACCCCCAAACGGGTCATTCCCGCTCGAGCTCCGCGAGCCGCTGCTGCACGAGGTCATGCGCGCGCTGGCGGGAGTAGCCGGCGGCGTCGCCGATGTCCTGGTAGGTCTCGCCGGACTGCTGCGCCGCGATCATCGCGTCGACGAGCTTCCGCTCCGCCTGGTCGCGTCGCTTCCGTGCACGCTCGACGTCCCTGAGGTGTTTCTGCGCCACGCCGAACCTGATTCTCGACACTCGACAGTCATCATCCCGCCTGTCCGGTTTCCCGGACAGGGAAAGTTCAGGATTTCGTCAGGTTCGCTCCGCAAATTGCGGACTACTCATCCCGGCGACGGGTTGAAAGCAGCAGGTGGCGTGGCTAGAGTCGGCGTCAGCACACCGCGCCCGGAGCCTCTAGAAGGGGTGCGGAACCCATCAGGAGCCCCCTGGAGGACTGTGACGCCGCTCACACACGCATCCGGTCAGGAACCACGCCCCGGCCTCTCTGCGGCTCGCCCCGGCCCGCCGGAACGAGCTGACGCCGCCCCGGCAGGCTGGGGAACGGGGAGAGGGGGGAGGCGGCCGCGAGGACAGGCCGCCTCCCCGCAGCCCGTATGAGCGCGACCCTGCTGAAAGCCCGCGACGTCGCCGCCCGCCTCGGCGTCGAAATGTGCACCGTGCTCGACTGGCACCAGCAGGGAAAGCTCCCGGCGATCCGGCTCGGCGGCGGCACCCGCGGCCCGCTCCGCTGGCCCGAGGACGAGCTCGAGGCCGCCCTGCGCCGCTGGCACACTGGCTCCGACCATGGACATGCCCCGGCGCCGCTCGCGCAGCCCGGGGCCGTCACGGAAGGAGCAAGCTCCCGTGAACACCCCAGACTACGCCCGGTCGGCCGTGACTAGCCGCGGCCAGCAGGGCACCCTGACCCAGCTCGCGGACGGCAGATGGCGGGCCCGCTACCGAGAGCACGGCCGCACCGGCCGGCGTCCGCAGGCGACGTTCGAGACGAAGACCGCCGCGGCCGCGTGGCTGCGCGACAACCTCGACGAGGCCGCCGAGATCCAGTCCGGCAACCGCGCCGTGCTCGTCCGACGGCGCGAGGCCGGCCGCACCGTCGACCAGGCCGTCGACGACTACCTCGCCGCGCACGAGACCGGGCCGGGCCGCGCCGCCGTGCTCGAGCAGCACCTCCGGATCGCCCGCGCAACGTTCGGCGGCCGGCCGCTGCAGAGCCTCGAGCCATACGAGATCCAGGCGTGGCAGCGGACGATCAGCCCCGGCTACCGCGCCGAGGTGTCGAAGAGCTTCCGGCAGCTGCTCACCCAGGCCGTCCGCTGGCACTGGCTCGAGCGGAGCCCAGCCGACGGGGTCCCGAACCCTCGCCGGCGCCGCCCGGAGATCACGCCGGTCGCGTGGGAGGCGATCGCGCTGATCGACGACGAGATCGACCAGGTCTACGAGGGCGTTGCGGCGTTCGCGGCGGCGACCGGTCTGCGGCCCGAGGAGTGGATCCCGCTCGAGCGCTCAGACGTCGACGTGACCGGCCGGGTCGTGCACGTCCGGCGGGTCTACACTCGCGGGCTCTTGACCGAGCTCGGGCCCGACGGCAACAAGTCGCACCGTCAGCGCCGGACGGTCCCGCTGCGCCGGGCCGCGCTCGACGCGCTCGACCGGCGGCCCCCACGGATCGACACGCCGCTGCTCTTCCCGACGAAGACGAGCGGCGGGCTGCTCGAGCTCGACAACTTCCGCAAGCGGTTCTGGCAGCCCGCGCTCGACGCGGCCGACACGACCGGCCGCATCTACGACCTCCGACACACCTACGCGACCGACTCGATCGCCGCCGGCGTCGACCTCTTCACCCTCTCCCGTCGCATGGGCACATCGCTCGAGATGATCGACCGCACCTACGGCCACCTCGCCGGCGACGCCGTCGAGCGCGAGCTCGCCCTCCTCGACGCCTGGGACGCCAGAAGGGCCGCACGGTGAACGTCGAGCCCTGCCGCACGGCCGCCGACCACGCCCAACGCGCGAGCGCCTTGCTCGCGTCTGTTTACGCGACCGAGGCCCGCCTCTCCGAGCTAACGCCGGAAGAGGACGTCGCGATGTGGGTCAGCGGCGGCTACACGGAATCGAACAAGAACGTCGAGCACACCGTCCGCCTCGCGATCGCGCACGCCCTGACCGCGCTCGCGCTGGACGCTTGTGGACGCGGTGTGGACGCCGACCGCCGTGTTTCCCCATGAAAACGACGATCTCTGCCATGCCCGTAGCATGCTCACCCCGCCTGTCGGCCACTGGAGGCCTCGGCCGTAAACCCCGGCCATGCAGGGATTTCACGACCACCTCCCAGACGGCGCGCGCACGTCGACGACCCGCAACTCAGAACCTTGTGGACGCCCGGTGGACGCCGTGAGCAACCGCCCGTGGGAGCTGCCCGGCCCGAACAACAGCCCGCGGCGTGAGTGCGACCGCGCGCTCGAGCGGCTGCACCGGGCCGACGACCGGCCGCCGACCGACGATGACCGGCCGTCGTGCTCGACGTTCCCGATGACGAGGGGCGCGCGCGAAGCGCTGCGCCTCGAGCGGGAGAGGCGGCGCGCGTGACCGACCAGCCGACGACGTGGCTGGAGGCGAAAGCGTCCGCGTACGAGGCGGCGGTCAGGGACATCGCCGGCGACCTCGTCCGGCTCCGCGACCGGGAGTGGTACTTCGAGAGTGAGGGCGACGAGCTCGCGCTCACCCAGGTACGCGACACGATCGGTCTTTTGAAGGAACGCGCTTCGACGTTCGCCGACAGGGCGCGGGGGCTCCGCGCTGCAGCAGC